TTGTTTATTCGTTCACAATCCGTTCTCCTGTCGAATTTCTTTTTTCTGCTCTTTTCTCGTGTAGTTTTATCCTATCGTGCCTCAAAAGCAATCCCATCATTTTGTCAACCGAAATTCCCGACTCTTCCCCAAGAGCTATAAGTTTCTTTGTTTTGATAACACTATCAATTTCTTCTTTAAGTAGTTTTTTAAAGCTTGATCCTTTCTCTCTATGAGAGAATTCATTCATGGTTTTATATATGTACGAAATAATTACCGCCTTTTCTTTTACTGTAATCTTATTTAAATATTCGCCTGCGCTTGTTTCAAGTTCTGAAATAATATCTGCAAGAAGTGTTTCATCTAAATTGTCTCTAAAAGAACGATCCTTATAATCACTGCCATCGGCCAGCCATCCTATAGTTACTTTCCCTTCGCGTGCTATTGCAATGAGCATTTGCCTGGTCGGGTCACTTTTTCCAGTCAAATATTGGCGCAACACCGATTCCGATAGCCCGCAATTAGCCGCAAACGATCGAATACTATTTTTTCCGATAGCCTCTTTTAGCCTTTTTGTGAAACTTGAATCTTTAATATTTTCAGTATTTTCTCTCATTATTATTTCCAAACGTCATTACAAAAATATTTATTGACAATGCGCGTCATAACGTGCATATTACCCACTATGGTGACAGGACCGAATAAAAAAAACATAGACGCAACGTGGGAATGGATCAAGCATCGCCTCGGATTAAAAGGACTTAGCTTCGGAGATTTGGGGCGCATGCATGGAACGCAAAAGTGGTCTTTCATTCACGTTAAAACGCGGCCATCCCCAAAATACGAGAAAATAATCGCCTATCATGTAGGCGCTGACCCCTGGGAATTGTGGCCGGACCGGTATGACGAGAACCACAATACACGCTGTTGCAATCCACGGTACAACAAAGAAAAATTTTATCGACTGCTTGGCGACATACGTAACATGGCAAAACTCAAAAAATCAATGGAAATTAATGACGGAGGGACCGACCATGAAGCGCCGAAATGACGGCAATCAATGTACATTAGACTTTGACGCCCACGCCCTCTTTGAGATCCCCGAACCACAAACGCCCACGGCAGGCGGCCTTGACTGCGGCGTCGAACTTCGACATTGCATCTCCGAAATCATCAAGTCATCTGGAAGAGATCGGTTCGCCATAGCCGCCGAAATGTCACGGCTCACGGGCCGGGATATCACAAAAACCATGATTGACGCTTGGTCGGCCGAAAGCCGGGAATCGTGGCGTTTCCCCTTCGAGTTCGCCCCGGCATTTGAAGCCGCAACGAATTCTTACGGCTTGCTGCAATACTTTGCTTCCAAGCGAGGCGTCAAGATTTATGCCGGAGAGGATATCTTTTCCGCCGAACTTGGGAAGCAGGAAGCTCTAAAAGCGGAAATAAACAACAATATCCGGCTATTGAAACAACGATTGAATGCGGGCAAGCGAAAGGAGGCAACATGACAGACATCGAACTGGAGCAGAAACTGGATACAATTATGGCAGGCATTGCCAGAATTGAGCAAACCTTGCCGCATTTGTCCCGTCGGAGGCAGGTAGAGCCAAGACGAAAGAAGGGTTGTCTCTCCTACAAACTGCGGGGTGGCTTTAAATTGCCAGAAATCCGGGAACTCATCATTAGAATGCGGCGTGAAGGGGAGAAATACGTGGGTATCGAGGCCGCCATTCGTCGTAATTGGCCGGATCGGCCCGAACTGCATGCTTCCCGTTCTGCAATTCATCGTCTCTATCATGCGATGCTTGACGGCAAGTTGCGTGAATACGGAATCGAGCCACCTTTTGAACTATAGGTATTAAGTGCGCGAATCATATACATTATTTGACATTTCGTTAGCGACGGGCATGCACAAATCAACCGTCTATCGCCGCTTTCAAAATGAAGACTGGCGAGGAGAAGTCATTGTGGGCACTGGCGGCGAGCAATACAGATTCACGCCCGACGGCTTGCCGCAAGACATCCATAAGGCCCTTGAATCCTGGGAGGCGGCCATAATCGCCACAAAGAACGGCGCTGACGATTCGGCGGCTATGGCCGGGCGACGCGCCGCCACAAACTATCTGGAAGACCTGAGGCAGGCAGAGGAAGCCAAACGGAAGGCAAAAGAAGCGGGCCTGGCTAAATTCGCACAGCTTCCCGAACCTCGCAAACGGGAAGCAGAAGCCCGCTATGAAATCCTTGCCGCCTTCCGTGCCTTCCTCATTACGTTGGGGCCGCCCAAAGATAAGGCGCTACGCCTATTTTTGAAAGAATACAACGCCGGAAAAGTCGAACTCCCCGACTGGGTGAAAGAAACCTTAAAGGGATGCAAGCAACTTAGCCGGGCGTCTCTGTACCGTTGGATTGAAAACTACGAAAAACAAGGTCTGTCCGGCCTTGCGGGCGCTTATGGCGTACACCGGGAAGGTGAGACACAGCTCACCGACACGCAAAAGAAGTTTGTTGTTTCCATGATTTACGAGCATCCCGGCGTGCTAACGCCAAAGCTCATGGCGGGCCTGGAGGCGCGATTTGTTCCGCAAGGCGTAAGCGTGCCCACTGCCCGCGCTGTCTCATATTTTGTCACGAAGTACCGCAATGAACATAAAAGCGAGTTGCTCGCCTATCAGAATCCCGACGCCTGGCGATCCCGGTATCAATTCGCAGTCGGTAGCTGTTCCGAAAATATCGAACGCCTGAACCAGTTATGGGAAAGCGACGCGACGCCGGGCGACGTTATGCTTATGGAAGGCCGCTACGCTGTCACTGCTGTGATAGATGTATGGGGACGCCGCCCCGGTGTGCTCGTTACGCCCACATCGAAGGCGCAAGCGCATTGCACGCTAATGCGGAGCTGCATGCTTGAATGGGGCGTGCCCGAAGTTGTCAGGACCGACAACGGCCCCGATTTCACGGCTAAGCACACGGAGAGGGTATTTGACAGCTTAGAGATAGAGCACGACCTTTGCCCGCCCTTCACGCCGGAGGCGAAACCTCACATTGAGCGTTTCTTTCATACGTTTTCGCATGGGATCGTAGAACTTCTTCCGGGCTTCATAGGTCACAACGTACCGGAACGAAAGGCCATTGAGAGCAAGAAGAGTTTCGCCGCCCGGCTCATGAAAAAGGGCGAAATCATTGACATTAAACTTACGGCCCGCAAATTTCAGAAGATTTGCAACGATTGGATTTCAAACGTCTATATGCACACTCCCCACAAGGGCCTTGACGGGATGACGCCCGCCGAAAAAGTGAGATCATGGACCGGGCCGATCCGCACCATTTCCGACGTTCGCGCCCTGGACATCCTGCTTACGCCTGCGCCCAAAGACGGCGGTTGGCGCACTGTAACCAAGAAGGGTGTAGAGGCTAACCGCCGCCATTATTTCAGTACGGAAATGATTGGTTGCGAGGGAAGGCGCGTACAGGTGCTGCTTGATCATTCAGACCTGGGGCGGGTTTATTGCTTCCTGGAAAGCGGGCAATACCTCTGCATGGCAGTATGTCCGAACTGGTACGGCATAAGCCCACAAGATGAGGCTTCATACATGAAAAACAAGCAAAAACAGTATGTTGCCGAACATCGGAAAGAAATGAAAAAGCAGGCGAAGGAATTGCGAATCAATATCGTGCCAGAGGAAATTCTCGCTCACCGGGAAAGCCAGACAGAAAACCTCCTGGAGCTTCCGAAAAAGACGGTTGAATATGAAACGCCCGCCTTATTGGAGGCGGCCCTTGCTGCGGCGGATCGAGACGGAGAAACGAAAAACCGGGCCGCTTTGGAAGGCAAGATTGAGCTTTTGCCCGAAGTGCTTGCTTATGAAGAACAGCAAAAGAAGGTTGTTTCTCTCGAAGCGAAGCGCCGGGAAAGGCGATATTTTGCAAATAACCATGAAATCTATTGTTGGATATTGGACCAAATCAAGGCGGGCAAGGACACACCCGCAAAACAGCAATGGCGGCGGGAATATGAGACATGGTTAGAGCGTGACGCAATAACAAAAAAAGCATTCCAATGTGCTGTTTCTATTGACGAATTGATTGACGAGCGAAAAGCCGAAATAAATCGTTAGAAGGGGGGGTGATTGATGAGACATGAACTTGCACAAACCAAAAACGTCCGAAAGTTCATGGCCGCAGTTTTTGAGTTGAAGACGGAACTTGTCAATGAAAATGAGACACCTCCAGCAACAATTTACTGTAGCGCCGGTTCGCTATTT